TAATGTTATAAATGAATTTGTTATACCTACCTGTGGGTTCACAGGGTTAATTCTTGAGGGAATCTCATGTCAGAAGCAGAAGTAGTAAGAACAGCATCAAATGTAGTAACAAGTGAAAATTTAGCTGATTTCCATGCTGAAAAATTAGGTTTAGCTAGTGATGAAGCTCCTGTTGAGGCTGCGCCAGTTGAGGAAACTCCTGACACAGAGCCAACAGTTGAAGCTCAAGCTGAGAGTGAACCAACAGCAGAAGAAGAAGCGGAAGTAACAGACAAGCCTAAACAAAATCCCAAACTTGAAAAGCGTTTTTCTGAGCTTACTAAAAGAGCCAAACAAGCTGAAGCCGAAAAGCAAGCATTAGAAGCACGTTTACAAGAACTTGAGAGCAAAGTAGCCCCACAAGCCCCTATTCAAGAACCTGACGTATTGGGTGAAAAACCCCAAGCCAGCCAGTTTCAAGATGCTTTTGAATATGCAGAAGCATTAGCTGAATGGAGCGCAGAAAAGGCAATTTTAGAGCGTGAAAAAGCAGAACAGCAACGCAAAATCGAAGAACAAAGAAACGAAGTAATCAAGTCGTGGACTGCAAAACTCGAAGCTGCTAAAGCTGAATTGCCTGATTTTGACGATATGGTAGCTTCTAGCCAAGTGCAAGTGCGTGATGAAGTGCGTGATGCAATACTAGAATCAGATGTAGGCCCACAAATCCTATATCACCTGGCATCAGATGACGATTATGCTCAGAAATTGGCAGCAATGCCTACTCATAAAGCACTCAAGGAATTAGGGAAATTGGAAGTTCAGTTTGAGCGTAAAGAAGCTCCTGCTGAAGTCAAAAGCGAACCTGTTGCTCGTAGTAAAGCTCCAGCACCGATTAAGCCTCTTACAACAGGAAAAGGAACGTCTGACGTATTAATTGACACAAATGGTCAATTTCACGGCACATACGCTCAATGGAAAGCTGCAAGACAAGCTAAACGGATACGCTGATAAACCCAATTTAAATTAAAGGAAATAAATCATGGCAAATAATTTGCTAACCATTTCCAAGATCACTAACGAAGCATTGATGGTCTTGGAGAACGAATTAACATTCACATCTGAAGTAGATCGTAACTATGACGACCAGTTCGCTGTAGTTGGCGGTAAAATTGGTAACACAGTTAACGTTCGTAAACCTGGTCGTTTCATTGGAACAACTGGCCCAGCATTGAACGTAGAAGATTTCAACGAAACTTCAGTTCCTGTAACCCTCAGCACTCAATTCCACGTTGATACTCAGTTCACAACTCAAGACCTCGCTTTGAGCCTTGATATGTTCTCTGATCGTGTATTGAAGCCTGCTGTTGCTGCTATCGCCAACAAAATTGATCGTGATGGCACATTGCAAGCTGCTAACAATACAGCAAACATCGTAGGAACTGCTGGCACTCCACCAACAGGTTTGATCACCTATTTGACTGCTGCTGCTTACCTTGACTCTGAAGGCGCACCTCGTGATGGCCGTAGAAGCTGTATCGTTGAGCCATTCACATCTGCAACTATCGTTGACAGCTTAAAAGGTTTGTTCGTTCCACAAGAAGCAATTGGCGAACAGTATCGTAAAGGTTTGATGGGTCGTGATTCTGCTGGTATGAACTGGAAGATGGATCAGAACGTGGTAGCACACACATTCGGTTCTTTTGCTGGCTCTGCTACTGTTAACACATCTACTGCTGCTGGTTTCTTGACAAGCGGTTGGGCTTCTTCAAGCACAATCACTTTGACATTGACTAACGGTGTTAGCTTGAACCAAGGCGATACATTCACAATCGCTGGCGTTTATGCAGTTAACCCACAGAACCGTCAAGCTTACGGCTCTAACAAGTTGCGTAACTTTGTTGTAAACCAAGCTGTTTCTGGCTCTGGTGGCACAATCCAAGTTAACGTATCTCCTGCTGTTATTACTGCTGGTCAGTTCCAGAACGTATCTATCCCTGCTCCTGCAAGTGGACAGGCAGTTACATTCTTCAACCAATCTGGCACAGTTTCCCCACAAAACATCATCATGCACCGCAATGCGTTTACTCTCGCAGTAGCCGACCTTGAGTTGCCTGAGGGTGTTCACTTTGCAGGTCGTGCAAGCGACAAGGAAATCGGTCTGTCAATGCGTGTAGTTCGTCAATACACCATTAACAACGACTCTATTCCTACTCGTTTAGACGTTCTGTATGGTTGGGCTAACTTGTATCCTGAACTCGCTTGCCGTGTTGCAGCTTAATTTAACGGATAACGAAAGGAAACTATAATGTCTAATCCAGGACCAGCAGTCACAACCTCAATTCACCCACAGAACCTAGCTTCTAACCAAGCTTTGCGTTTAATTGCAACAGCTCAAGCTGTTAATTTAAACTCTTTGGGTGATACTCAAGTCAACGTAATTGATGTAACCAGCTATGTTCCAGTTTCTGTTATTACAGCTAACTGCAACAACGCAGGTTCAGCAGTATCAACTGGTAGCACCTATTTAGGTGTTTACACAGCTCCTGCTGCTGCTGGCACAGCAATTTTGACTAAAGCAGCTTTGGCAACAAACACAACTACTGCTAACGCATCAGTTGTAGCTGCTTCGTTGACTACAAGTGCAACATCTGCTCAACAACTATATGTAAACGTATCTTCTGCTGCCGTTGCTGGCACAATCGATGTGTATGTATATGGTTACGACTTATCTGCACAGTAATCTGTTGTAAAATAAAAGCCCACCCCTAAAAAGGTGGGTTTTTTAACATTCTGAGGGGATAAAATGAAAAGTATTATGCTCGCTATGCCTTGCTATTCAGCCAAGGTGCATTTCGCTACTATGCGCTCTATTTTGCTAGATTCAGTCAATATCATGGGACGTGGCGATAAGTTTTGCATTGCAGAAGATATAGGAAACAGCGATATTGCAGGCTCACGAGGCGCATTATTTGGGGCTTTTGTGCGTTCTGACTGCGATACTCTCGTGTTTGTTGATGACGATGTATTTTGGAATCCAGGCGCATTAATTCAGCTTATTGACTATCCTGTAGATGTAGTGGGTGGTATTTACCCTAAGAAACAAGAGCCTTTAGCTTGGCCATTCAAGATTGAAGAAAAAGACGAATATCACACAGACCCAGAAACAGGTCTTATAGAAGTCTTAGGCTTGCCAGGTGGCTTTTTAAAAATTAGCAAGAATTGCGCTAATAAGATGATTGAGGCATACCCTCGTCAGACTTTGCGTAGCATTTCAGAGCATACTCAGTTTTGGCCTGTTTTTGATCCATACGAGATGCCTGACGGTAATCGTTTGAGCGAAGATTTTAGCTTTTGCCAAAGATGGATTGATATAGGTGGCAAAGTATGGGCAAATCTTGAGTTTGAGCTAGGTCATATCGGCTATAAAACTTACAAAGGAAGTTGTGGAAAAAGCTTGAGAGATATGCAAAACAATGTAAAATAGTTGTAGATTTACAACACACCCCTTTGCAAAGGAAAAAATATGTCTAGCACTACCATCACTCGTGGCAATTCCCACGAAACTTTTTACATTACCCCATCTATTACCCCTGCTGCTGTAGCTGCAAATATCTCTGCTGCTCAGACTTTTAGCGTTGCAGGTCTGCAAACTACTGATATTGTGCTAGTTCAAGGCTATAACGGCACACAAACAGCAGGTATTGTTATTGCTGAAGCTGATTGCTTGACTGCTGGCGTATTGTCTATTCAATTCGCTAACGTATCTACTGGCTCTGCTACCCCTGCTTCTGGCGCATATACAGTTCAGATTACTCGTTTAGAAGGCCCAGCACCTGTAACTGCTGTTTAAGGATAAAAAATGGCTAATACATCAGCTTTTCGTGTAATAGGCCCTACAACAGCGATTGCAGTTACTACTGCATCATCTACTGCTGTAACTATTACCCCTGCTGGCAATGATCAAGTTAACTATGTTGGCTTGCTCAATACCAATAGCTTTCCTGTTGCTGTAACAATCGCCCCTACTTCTGCGCCTGCTGCTGTATTGCCTGCTGCTGGAAGTAGCTCAAATAGCGTAGTTTTGGGCGTTTCTATGTCAACACCTTATGTTATTGCTTGTCCAGTAAATTCTTATTCTATTACGACAATCTGTGGTGGCACAAATAGCGGAACTATTTATGTAACACCTATGGCTGATCAGAACTAAGGAAAATCATGTCAAATCCAGGCGTTGCAAGCAGTAGTAATATCAATATTGTTCCAGTTCAAACTGAATTTGATACAAACGGCAACTGCTTGGGTTTGATTGGCCCAGGTGGTAATGTTTTTTATCCACCTACTAATTTTGCCAATTTATTATCACAGCCTCATATTGAAGCTTATGATAGTTCTTCATCTATTTCTTTAACTGCTACGCCTACATTATTAGCTCCTGCAAGCACAATGTCAGGCTCAAGTGGGATTACTTATGATCCTTCAACTGGCATTTTTACTTTTGCTAATGCAGGCGCATATACCCTTTCTTTAGTCGTAAACGCTCAAGCAACAGGCGCAGGACAATCTGTTTATATTTATGCTGAAAAAAATACTGGCTCAGGATTTTCAGTAAACGCCAATTCAGGTAAATCTTACCAATTAGCTAACGGTCAGCAAACACAGATTGTTTATGCTAATGCGCTTTATCGCCAAGCAGGCGAGCAAACAAGATATTGGATTTATTCAAATAGCACAAACGTAGTATTAAAAACTACTGCATTACCTGGATCAGTTGGCGCAAACGTATTAGCAATTCGTATTCAGTATTCTTAAAGGATAGTTATGGCTACAGGCCCAGCTTTAACGCAGGATCAAAATTTACTACCTGTTCAGGCTTACTTTAACGTAGATGGAAGTTTTAATACTTTTATTGGTCAAGGTCAGCCTTTTTACGCTTCTATTAACCCAAGTCAATCTGGGCTTAATATTACTAATAGCACGATTAATAGCACTACTATTGGTGATACAACACCATCTACAGGTGCTTTTACTAATATCAGCGCAACGACAGGCACTATTTCAACGCCTGCATCTAGCGCAAATGACATAGTTAACTATTTAACTTTGCAGTCTTATGCAGTAGGTATTAGCTGGAAAGCCCCTGTAACAGCAGCGACAACTGCAAATATTACGTTGTCAGGCACTCAAACTATTGATGGCGTAGCATTAGTTGCAGGCAATACAGTATTGGTTAAAAATCAAACTGATAATACTAAAAACGGTATTTATCAAGTAAATGCAGGTGCGTGGACATACGCAACAGGATGCACAACTTGGTCACAATATGTCAGCGCATTAGTATTCGTTGAGTATGGTGGTCAAGCAGGCTCTGCATGGTATTGCACAGCACAACCAGGTGGCACACTTGGCACAACTGCAATGACATGGAGTAATTTCAGCACAGCAGCAAACTACACAGCAGGCACAGGTTTAACTCTTTCAGGCTATCAATTTAGCATTACTAATACTGCTGTTACTGCTGGTTCTTATGGTTCTGCATCATCTGTTCCTACTTACACAGTAAATGCACAAGGTCAATTAACAGCAGCGTCAAATACAGCGATTGCTATTGCTGCAAGTCAAGTTACAAGTGGAACATTTGGATCAAGTTTATTGTCAGGTTCATACACAGGCATTATTGGCGTAGGAACTCTAACAGCAGGCACATGGAACGGCTCAACTATAGGCGTAGCTTATGGTGGAACTGGAGCTACAACTCTTACTGGTTATATAAAAGGTAGTGGCACAAGCGCATTTACAGCATCTTCTACAGTTCCTACAACTGATCTAAGTGGAACAATAAGCAATGCACAACTAGCAAATAGCACAATTTCAGGCGTTTCATTAGGAAGCAATTTATTTGCTTTAACTGCTGGCACAAACATTACATTTAGTAGCGGAACAACTTATAACGGTTCTGCCGCAATTACTATTAATGCAAGTTCAACACCACAAGTTTATCCTAGTGCTGGTATTGCCAATTCAACTGGTTCAGCATGGGGAACTTCATATTCCACAACTGGTAGCGGAACTGTTGTTGCTTTAGCAACTTCTCCATCGTTTACAACTCCATCTTTAGGAGTTGCAACTGGAACTTCTTTGCAAGTAACTGGTGGATTGTATTCAACAAGCTCTAGTTCATTTACTTATACAGACGGTATTGTTGTTGATTACATTACTGGAAATGGTCGTTTTAGCGTAGGTTCAGCAGACGGATTCACTTGGTATAACGGTGGCGTAGCAACTACATCATTAATGGCTTTGTCATCTGCTGGCGTATTATCAGGAGCAACTTGGCAAGGCGCAACCGTAGCCGTAGGTTATGGTGGAACAGGCGTTGCAACATTAAGCGGATTGGCTTACGGCAATGGAACTAGCGCATTTACTGCCGCTACTGCCGCACAAGTTGTTTCTGTAATTGGAACAACTGCCGTAACTAATGCAACTAATGCAACAAATATTGGTATTACAGATAATACTTCTTCAGGCTCTACTTATTATCCTGTAATGTCAGTTGCTTCTAGCGGAAATAATGCTGGAACAACAAGTTCTACAAAATTTAGTTTTGTTCCTTCTACTGGAACATTATCTGCAACAGTATTTAGCGGTGCTGGAACAAGTTTAACTGGAACTGCTTCTAGTTTAACTGCTGGAACTGCAACAACAGCTAATGGATTGAATACTTCAAATAACTATCAAGTAAATAGTTTGGGAGTTGGAACTGCTGGTTCAGGAACTACTGGAGAAATCAGAGCAACAAATAACATTACAGCATATTATTCTTCTGATATTAAATTTAAAGAAAATATTCGCCAAATTAATAATGCGATAGAAAAATCTATTGCAATTGGTGGTAAATATTTTGATTGGACTGATGAATACATCAATTCAAAAGGTGGTGCAGATGGATATTTTGTTAGAAAAAATGACATTGGAGTTATTGCTCAAGATGTTCAAAAAGTTATCCCTGAAGCAGTAAGAAGCAGAGAAGATGGAACTTTAGCTGTTGATTATCAAAAATTAGTTTCTTTGGCTTTTGCGGCCATAACAGAATTAAAAGAAGAAATTAATTTATTAAAAGGTAATTAATTATGACATTGAATGCGTCAGGGCCAATTAGCTTGGGCGGTTCTACGTCAGGTCAATCTGTAAATTTAGAAGTTGGAAATTCTGCTACTGCTCAAGTGTCTTTTAATGATGGAAAAATAAGATCATTAACAAGCACAAGCACTGGAACAGCATTAATAATGCCAACAAATTTTTATGGAAAAACTTATTCATATAGCGTTTCATTTTTAATAGCCGCTGGCGGTGGTGGCGGTGGTTTTGCTTCTAATCAGGTTGGCGGTGGTGGTGCTGGTGCTGGTGGTGTAGTTACTGGAAGTTTTACTGCTTCAGGTGGCACAACTTATACAGCAACAGTTGGCGGCGGTGGTTCAACTACATACAATTCAACATCAAGCGGTAGCAATTCGTCTTTAACAGGACAAACAACTGCAATTGGTGGTGGCAATGGTGGTTCTTATAACAATGGCTCTACTATCGCTGGTGGCAATGGTGGTTCAGGTGGTGGTGGCGCATACACCGCTGGTCGTGGAACTGGAACGTCAGGTCAAGGAAATAATGGTGGCGTAGGTCAAACTGGTCAACCTTATCCAACTGGCGGTGGTGGCGGCGCTGGCGCAGTTGGTGGAAGCGGAAGTGGTTCAACTACTGGTGCTGGTGGAACTGGTGTTTTATTTTCTCCAAATAGCACTTATTACGGTGGTGGTGGTGGTGGTGGTGGTGGTGGAAATACACCAAACAATGGCGCATCAGGAGGAACTGGCGGTGGTGGTGCTGGTGCAAATGGAGTATCAGGTTCTACACCTTCTCCTGGAACTGCTGGAACTGCTAATACTGGTGGTGGTGGTGGCGGTGGCGGTGCTGGCTCAACTCAAGGTGGCGGTGGCGCACCTGGCGGTCAAGGTGGCGCTGGTGGTTCAGGTGTTGTTGTTTTATCTGTTCCAACTGCAAACTATTCAGGAAATGTAACTGGAAGCCCAACCGTAACAACTTCAGGAAGCAATACAATAATAACTTTTACTTCTTCAGGAACTTATACAGCATGAGTCATTTTGCAAAAGTTGAAAATGGAATTGTTACAGAAGTTATTGTTGCAGAACAAGACTTTATTAATGTTTTGCCAAATCCTGAATTATGGATACAAACTTCTTACAACACAAAAAATAATGTTCATTATGCTCCAAACACCAATACGCCTGATGGCGGTATAGCATTGCGTGGAAATTATGCTGGAATAGGTTTTATTTATGATTCAATAAATGATGTTTTTTATTCTCCACAACCTTATCCTTCATGGATATTAAATAAATCTAATTGGTCGTGGGAATCTCCAATTCCTTATCCAATAGATGGAAATCATTATGTTTGGAATGAAACAGTTAAAAATTGGGAAATAGAAAATGTTTAATTGGAAAATTCTTGAGATTTTTGTTGATTGCAAAGGTGTTAAATACTTTGTAAGCGCAACCGATGGAAAAAATACAGTTGAAACTGAAGGAAATCATTGGTTTTCTGATGGCATTGTAAATAAATCGTTAAATGATTGTAAAGAATCAGATTTAATTGGTTGGTTACAAACAGATACTACTAAAGATGACATAAATCATATAAAATTGAACCTTGAAAAGCAACTAGCAGAATTAAAAAAAGAAACAAAAGTTGGATTGCCTTGGTTAGCAAACACATTTAAGGTTCAAATATGACAACCCCATTTGATATTGTTTCAAGAGCATTAAAAGACATAGGCGCATTAGAAGCTGGTGAAGTTCCAACAGCAGATGCAGCGCAAGATGCTTTTGATATGCTCAATGACCTTGTAGATCAATGGTCAAACGAAGAAATGATGGTCTATTACAAAAATGAGATCGTGTTTCCTATTGTTCCAGGGCAAACACAATACACTATTGGCCCTACAGGTGACATTAATGCAAGCTTTGTAGGATCAATTACAGGTAATATTTTGACTGTAACAGCTATTAACTCAGGAGCTATTAACGTAGGGCAAACCCTTAGTGGCACAGGAATTACTGCTGGCACAACAATTCAAAAAATGCTTACAGGCGCAGGCAATAACGTCAATGAAGCAGGCACATATCAAGTGTCTATTTCTCAAACTGTTGCATCTACTACGATTACAGGCTACTATCAGCGCCCATTAAGCATTGATTCAGCTTTTGTTCGTATTAACACTAACTCTAACGGTGTTCCTATCATCAATGGTGGTTTGGATTACCCAATAGCTGTTTTAGCTCTTGAAGAATATGAAATGATTGGTTTAAAGACTTTAAATGGCCCTTGGCCAAAAGCTCTTTACTATCAGCCTAGTGAAACTTTAGGTAACATTTATGTATGGCCTAACCCATCACAAGGCGAAATGCACATCTTTACAGACAATCTGTTTCAACGCTATACAAGCCTTTATGACTCTATTGTTCTGCCACAAGGCTACACAATGGCTCTTAGATGGTGTTTAGCAGAGCGTTTAATGCCTATGTATGGCAAAGCTTCAGCAACGCAAATTGGCATGATTAACGCTTACGCTGCACAAGCTAAAGCGACTGTAAAACGCATAAATATGAAGCCTGTTCAATCTGCTCGATTTGCTGATGCTATGCTTGCAAGCCGTCAAAAAGATGCTGGTTGGATTCTCTCTGGTGGATTCTTTAGATAATGGCTGACTTTGGCTTTGTTGGCGCATCTTATACAGCTCCGTCTATTTATCAAGACGATCAAGAATGTATTAACTGGCGACCTGAAATTGACCCTGCTAAAGGTCAAGGATCACGAGGCGTTGTTGCTTTATATCCTACTCCTGGTCTTACTAACGTAGTTACATTGCAAAATGCCCAAGCAGTTCGTGGCATGAGAACAGTAAGCGGTGGTCAATATTGCGTTGCAGTATGTGGCCCATACGTTTATGTTTTAAATTCTACTTTTACACCTACTATTATTGGTCAGCTAAATAGCTCAACAGGGCAAGTAGGAATTACAGATAATGGTCAAAACGTATATATCGTAGATGGCTCAAATCGCTATACATGGCGCATTTCTAACCCATCTGCTGCGGTATTTCAAGGCACAATATCAGGCACAACGCTGACAGTTACTCGTGTTATTAGCGGAACAATCGCTGCAAATCAAGCTTTGTTTGGCATTGGAATACCTGCTGAAACTGTCATTGTTAGCGGTTCAGGCACAAGCTGGACACTTAATAATTCAGCTTCTATTGCCACAGCAGAACAAATGAACTCTGCTAACGTAGCTGCTGTTTTGACTGCTTCAATGTCAGGAACAACTTTAACAGTATCAGCTATTGGCACAAGCCAAGTTTTATATCCTGGTCAAACAATAACAGGCTCAACAGTAACGGCTAACACGATTATTACAGCTTTAGGCAACGGAACAGTATTAAGCACATCTATTGCTACTGCTGGCACAGGATACGCTGTAAACGACACTATAACGGTCTTAGGCGGTGTTTATGGCTCAAGCCCAGCTACATATACTGTGACAGCAATAGGAGCTTCTGGTGCTGTTTCTACACTTTCACAAACATTTGCAGGCGCATATACTTCTACACCTACAAATAACGTATCTACATCTACAAATGGTAGTGGCACAGGGTTAACCCTTACTTTGACATTTGGCACAGGTCAAGGCACAACAGGCAATTACGTTATTAATAACAGCCAAACTGTAACTTCAAGAACAATGTATGCGCTTAATTGGAGCGTATTACCAACTTCTGATGGCGCATTTATAGGCGCAAACGTAGTAGATATTGTTGATAACTACTTTGTTTATAACTATCCTAATACCCAAGAATGGGCTGCTTCTAATATTCTTAGCCCAATTACTTACGGTTTAAGTTTTGCAAGCAAATTTACTGGCCCTGACAATCTTGTATCTATTATTTGCGATCACGGTCAAGTTTATTTGTTGGGTGAAACAACAAGCGAAGTATGGGCAGATCAAGGAACATTCCCATTTCCATTTCAGCGTATTCCTGGCTCATCAAGCCAACATGGTATAGCTGCACAATTTTCAGTAGCTCGTTTTGGTAATAGCTTTGCTTATGTAGCTAAAAACAATCGTGGTCAAGCTGAAATCGTAGCAATGAATGGTTATTTTCCACAAAGAATATCTACTCACGCTGTAGAAAATAGCCTTGTTAATCAAAATGTATCTGATGCTATTGCTTACACTTATCAATTAGAAGGTCACGAAGTTTATGTAGTTACTTTCCCAAGCCTAGATTTAACTTGGTGCTACGATCTTGCAACACAACTTTGGCATAAATGGCTTTGGACAGATAGTCAAAATAATTACCATCGTCATCGTTCAAATTGCTCTGCGTTCTTTCAGAACGTAGTTTTAGTAGGCGATTGGCAAAACGGTCAAATTTATCAATTAGATCCTAATAACTACACAGATAATGGCGATGCTATACGCAGATTGCGTAGATGCCCACATCTAACTACAGATTTGCAACGTCAATATTTTGATGAATTACAGCTTCAATTTCAGCCAGGCGTAGGTTTAGAAGGAATTACTACACCTCCTTTAAATCAAGAAACAATTGGTGCTGATCCACAAGCTATGTTACGCTGGTCATCAGACGGTGGCTCAACATGGTCAAACGAGCATTGGTCAGCTATCGGCAAAGTCGGTAAATATAAAAATCGTATTATTTGGCGCAGATTAGGATGGGCAAGAGATCGTATTTACGAAGTCGTTGTGACTGATCCTATTAATGCTGTGATAGTGTCTGCTAACTTAAAAGCAAGCGCAGGGGAAAACTAATGTCAAATATATTATGGGGTCAAAGTCAGGGAAATCCATATCCTGTTACCCCATTGCTAGATGATCAAACAAAATTGCCAACAAGAGCTTGGCAACAATGGTTTTTGAATTTATTGAATTTTTCTAGTTCTACAAACGCAACAAAGGGGTCAGGAACGCTACCAAGCAATCCTGTGGGGTTTATAAACATAACTGTGAATGGTAAGCCATTTAAAGTGCCTTACTACAACGTATGATTGAATATAAAGATGACGATTGGCTTGAAAATTTAACAGAATTAAAGGAAATAATAAAAGATCACTATGAGGAACTATCGGTAACTAAGACTTTTCCGTTAGACCCTGATTGGGATGCTTATAAACAGATTTTAGATAGCGGTAAATTAAGATTTATAACTTGTAAAGAAGATGGCAAATTAATCGGTTACATCATATTTTTTGTGATGCCCCACCTTCACTACAAGACTTGTTTGACGGCTTTTGAGGATATTTACTTTTTAAAGAAAGAATACCGAAAAGGGCGAGTAGGTTTAAAAATGTTCCAATTTGCAGAAAAACTGCTAAAGGAACAAGGAGTAGATAGGGTGCTTTATAACACTAAGGTTCATTCAGACAATAGCAGTCTTTTTGAATATTTAGGGTATAAGCTTATTGATAAAGTCTTTACTAAGATGTTGTAAAAATGCGACAATTAGGGCATTAAATTGGAGAAATCATGGGTGCAAGTGCAGCAATCGTAGCAGCCCCGATAGTGGGAAATGTAGTAGGTGGCCTTATTGGGGGTCAAGGCGCATCGCAAGCTGGTCAAACAGCAGCAAGTGGCGCACAACAGGCTCAACAGACCCTACAACAAAATCTTCAAAATTTAAGTCCTAATTATCAGCCATATATTGATCTTGGCAAACAAGGCACATCGTCATTATCGAGTATGTTGCCTTATTTTACTAATCAGTTTAGCAATGCCGATTTAAACGCTAATTTAGCCCCTAATTACGCTTTTCAGCTAGGTCAAGGTCAACAAGCTACTTCACAACTTGCTAATGCCTCTGGTGGCGCAATGAGTGGTAATGCTGCTAAAGCTTTGCAAGATTACACTCAGCAAACAGCAGGAAATGCTTATCAAAACGCATTTAATAACTACCAGACTCAACGTGGCAATATATTTAATACGCTGTCTGGCATAGCTAATATTGGTCAAACAGGCGTTGCAAACCTTGGAAATCTTGCTACAGGCACAGCACAAGGCGTTGGTCAATTACAGACAGGCGCAGCAAACGCAATTGCAGCAGGTCAAGTTGGCGCAGCAAACGCTTATGGCGGTGCAGCACAAAACTTAGGCAATACAGCATTTTTAGGCTCAATGCTTAATCAAAATGCAGGAATGAATTTACTTAACAGTTCACCTACTTCTTTAAGTTATATGAATAACATTGGCGCAGGTAGTGGATCGATGGATTTATTTGGCGCAAATAGCACAGGAACAGGCGCAGGAATGAGTAGCGATATGTTGTCTATGCTTGGTTTGGCATAAGGAATAAATATGGCAACTTATGACGTTTCTACCGTAGCTTCACAGATTCAACCACCTCAAGCAACCAGTTTGGGTGATATGCTTAATATTGCTCGTGGCGCACAAGCTTATCAACAAGCACAACAAGTTAATCCATTAATTGCACAACAGCAACAAACAGCCACAGAGCAGGCACAATTTAATTTAGCACAAGTAAAAGCTGACAAAGTTAAAGGTTTAGCTAATTCTTTATTGGCAAGTCAAAATTGGTCTGATCCTGCAAAAATGGATCACGAATTTGAATTTATTGAAAGAGTTGCTAAAAGCCAAGGATTAGATGTTACAAGTCCTAACAATCCTCTTGAGTTGATCAAAAAAGAATATAAAGATCAAGGCCCAGAAGCAGCTTATCAAAAGCTTTATCAAATGACTTATGGCGCACAACCACAAGGCACACAATTCGAAGCTGCTTCTAAAGGCGTTGTTGCGCCTCCATTACCAGGCAAACAACAGCCTACAACAACTACAACTAGCGAAGTAGAAAACTATAGCCAACCAGAAAAAGCTCCTTATCAGCCACCTGTGCCAGGTCAAGTTAGACCACAAAATCCTAATGAAGAAGTTGATAGAACTTATGGCGCAAAGTATCGCCAAGACCTTAAACCTATTCAAACTCAATATGCTGCAATTCGTCAAAACTATGACAAACTTATTGATCAAGCTGAAATGATTGCTGGCAGTAGCATTTTTGGTGGCGCAGCAGGAACTGCTGAACGTGCTTTAAAAGCAAAAATTGGAACACCTGAATATCAACAGCTTTCTAAAGATTTGGCAAATGCACAAATTGCACAAATTCAAGCTCAAGGCGGTTCATTGGATACTGTTGCAGGTCAAGCATTAACAGCTCATGCTAATGGTTCTGTTATTTATGATCCAAAAGTTCTTGTTGATATTGCTAGAAGAAATGCTGCAAATCTTGAAAATTCTTATGGTCAATCTTTTGGAGCAGATAAAGCAAGTGAAAAAATGGGCGATGCAAACGTGCAACGCAAATTTAGAACAGAATGGAATAAAAACGCAGATAATAATGCAGTTTTTGAAATGCAATATATTTTCAAACACGCTAAAAGTCCTGAAGAAGGAGCTGCTGCAGTTGCTAAATACATTAAAGAATCTGGTTTGACACAAAAACAACGCAAAGAATTAGCTACAAAATATTTAAACTTACAGAAACTTCAGAATGAAGGATCTTTATAATGGCAGATGCCTTATACAATGCAATTCTTGGCGAAGAAACGCCAAAACCTGCACCTCAAGGTAATGTTCCTAGCGTTGTAAATCCTAACAATGTTGGGAATTTAAGACCAGTAGGGCAATCTACAGGCTTTCAGCAATTTAGTTCGCCTGAAGAAGGCATCAAAGCTATGGATAATCAGTTGCGTATCTATGGCGAAAAACACAAAATTAATACATTAAGAGGCATAATTACAAGATATGCGCCACCTTCTGATAAAAACGACACAGAAGGATACATTAAGTTTGTTGCAGATAAAACTGGATTAAAGCCAGATCAAGAAATTAATTTGTCTGATCCTGTAATTCGCCATATTATTAGTGGCCCTATGATCATTCAAGAAAAAGGTTACAAAAACCTTTATGGTCAAAAAGCAGAAACAAAACCATCTTCTAATGATCCTTTATACAATGCTATTTTAGGTGGTGAGCCTGCACAATCAACTCAAGAAACGCAAAAGACTAAAGTTGAAGAAGCTAAAAAACCATTGTCATTTATGGAAAAGTTTTCTCAAGTTGCTGGTAAGGCACGAGAGTCAAACGAACCATTGACAGGAGTTGGAGAGGCTGTTGCATCTAATGTTATTAACCCTTTAGTTCAATTAGCTGGAAATGTAAAAGGTATTGTTCAAAGTATTCCTGAGGCTATTAAAACAGGTCAAGCCCCAGCACCTATTGGTGAACGCATAGCTAGTAAATTTGCAGAACAACATACTTATGAACCTAAGACTGAAACAGGAAAGGCTATAAATGAATTTATTAGTTCTATACCTGAAAAAGTAACTGGTTCACACATGGGATTTGGCCCTGTTCCTGAATTAATGGCTGTAACTGCAACTCCTAAAGAAGCTGTTGCTGGCAAAGCAAAAGGGGCAGTTGCAGAAGTTGGCAAACAATTTGAAAAGCGTTTTCCTAAATTTGAAGAAGCAGCAGTTGTTGAAGTCCCTAAAGCAGAACTTAAAGGCGTTGGCGCAGCTAAAGCAGAATTTAATCCTTACGGCACATTAACTGGAGAAGAAAAAGCTAGAGGCGAATTTCCTGTTGTTAAATTGTCAAAAACTCCTAAAGATGTTGCGCCTACAGAACAAGCAACAAGAGCAAAAATTGCATCAGAAATTCTTGGCCCTGACTCTGGTGTTCGTCAAGGTGTTATTACAGGCAACGAAGATACATTACGCAACGAACATACATTAGCAAAATCATCAAATAGAACACCTGAAGGCGAACTATTAAAAGAGCAAATTGCTAAAGAACAAAATGCTTTGTCTGATTATGCTAAAAAACGCATAGAAAACACAGGTGCAGATCAATTATTGCAAGATAATTATGAACGTGGTGAACGCATTAATAATGCTTTTGCAGGCGATGAAGGCGCAACAAGCTTTATTAAAAAAGCTAAAAATGCCATTTATGAAGATGCTAGATCAACTGTTGGAAACAATCCAATTCAATCTAGTCATGTAAATTCTTTATTTGAAAATCCACAATTTAAAGCAGGAGCAGGTTTGCGTGGCAATGAAGGTGTATTAAAAAGCGCAGAAAGTCTTATTAAGCTTGCTAAAGAAGTTGGTTTTGAAGATGAGTTTGGCAATAAATTTGCGCCTAATAGCGTGGGCGCTTGGGATGCAGTTAGAAAATCTTTAAATTCTGAATGGACACCAGCTAACGCAACAATGATTCGTAAAATTAATCAAGCTATTGACAAAGATATTGCTAGTGCTGGTGGTTCAGAATTACTTAAAAAGGCTGATGCTATTCATCAAGCGGAAAAAGAATTGTTTGGCTCAAAAGGCATTAAAAAATTATTTGGTGAAATTGATTCAAATGGAACACAAACAGCTACACCATTTGCTGATATTCCTAAACGCTTAAATAGTATGGATTTTGACGAATGGCGTCATGTTTATGATACTGCTGATAAGTTTTCTAGAGAAACTATTGAAATAAAAGGTCAGCAATTAAATATTCCACCAGAACTTAGAGAAGCAGCAGATGCAGCAAAAAAAGAAATTACAGGCGCTTTAGCTAGAGAAGTTTACGAAGCAGGCGCAGCAAAAGTTGGCGTATGGAATCAAAATTCTGTTAATAATGTTCTTAATGCTAGAGCAAGAAAAATTAAATACGCTTTTAGCCCTGAAGAACAAAAAGCATTTCACACACTTAATTATGGCGGTCATTTAATGCCAGGCGTTCATGCTTATGAAGGAGCAGGTTTACAAGCAGAACGTGTAGGAAAATTAGCAAACAGATTGCCTGGTATTGGTCGTGAAATAGGAGCATTTACAGGCGTTCCTTTTGCAGCAACTTTAGGTGAAAAACTTGGAGAAAAAGGTAAAGTAGCTTTAGTTAATAGAAAATTAGCAAAACAAGCTACTACTTTAGAAAAGAAAATGAAAGAAAATGCTAAATTAGGCACTAAAATTTCAGATATAGGAAAACCAGATATAGGAAAACAATAATGGCATCAGTTCTACTATCACCAGTTGGCGTAGGTCAACAATATTTTGATAACAATGGATTACCCCTAGCTGGTGGTTTAATCTATACCTATCAAGCTGGCACAAGCACTCCATTAGCTACTTATACAGACAATGGTGGAACTATTGCTAATGCTAATCCTATTGTATTAGACAGCGCAGGCCGTGTTCCTTACGAAATTTGGATGTTTACAGGATATAGCTATAAGTTTGTTATTCAAACTGCTGCTGGCGCATCTATTCAGACATTAGATAACCTATACCCTATTTTGCAAAATGCCCCTGCAAGCGCACCAGCAGTTCCTAGTGGCGGTATTATTTTATGGTCAGGTTCTACAGGTTCAGTTCCTAGTGGTTGGTATCTTTGCGATGGAACAAACGGCACGCCAGACCTACGCAACTCATTTATTGTAGGCGCAGGCAATACTTATGCAGTAGGAGCAACAGGCGGAACAGCAGATGCTATTGTTGTAAGTCATACTCATACAGCTACATCTACATCAGTTGTAACAGACCCTGGACATCATCATATGTCGCAAGGCAACGCTGCGCCAAATGGCGGTGGTGCTGGTGCGGTATATTCTTCAGGATCAGGAAATCAACCTGGCTATGCAACAACAGATGCAACAACAGGAATTACTGTAGCTACAACAACTACTAATGCTTCTGCTGGTGTAAGCGGAACAGGTCAAAACTTGCCACCTTATTATGCTCTTGCATACATTATGAAAGCATAATCATGGTAGAGATTGATCCAGTTAAGGTGGGGGTCATGTGGCAAAAAGTAGAAGCTATGGAAAAAGAAGTGTCTGAATTGCGTGATGATGTAAAACAACTCTTGGAATTAGCCAATAAATCCAAAGGTGGCCTTTGGGCTGGCATGATGGTAATTTCTGCTGTTTCTAGTTTTGTTGGTTTTTTAATACATTATTTGACAGCAAAATGACCTATGATCGACCCATTCTCACAAGGGGTAAAATCTCTTAGTGAAGGTTTAGATGCTACTAGAGAAGCTACAAAAAGCCTTACAAAAAGCGTAGAGAGCATCCAGCAAGATGGATTAGAAATAGCTCAAAGAAAAGCTAGAGAAAGACATAAAGCTTATCGTGAAGCAGAGTTAAAAAAGCAAAATGCTTTAATTAGAGCATTAGAAGATTGGAAGCAAAAGAAGCAAATTAGCGATAAAGAAGCACAGCTAAAAATAGATTTTGTAAAGAAGTATGGCGCAAAAGAGTGGGAAGCCGTCTTGAAAATAAAGCTAGACATTGAAAATCTTGAGCGCAAAGAAAACGAGGCATTTCAACACGATGCTAGAGAAATACAGCGTGTAAAATTGTATTGTTGGATAGCAGCATTAATAGTAACTTTATGGCTTAAATTTGTATTAGGAGTAATTTGATGGGCGATATATTTACACATTTACTTACAGGTAAAGATAATCAGACACATGACATTGCAAAATGGGCATGGATGTTAGGCTTTATTTTAGTAGGCGCATCTGCGATCTATTTAATCTATTCAGGAAAAGAAATTAGCTTAACTGAGCTTGCTGGTGCTTTAGGCATCGTATCAGGTTCAGGCGCAGCATCAGTAGCTGGCAAACACATGGCAGGGGCAGAGCCTGATCCACAATGAAATTTTTACTTAATCTAATAGGCGGTCTAGGTGGACAAGCTTACTTATATATGGCTTTGGTTTTTGGTGGTTTTAGTGCTGGTTTTTATATTGAGCATTTACGATTTGCTGAGTATAAAGCTGACGTTGTGGCAGCAGGAGAAAAACAAATTGCAGAAAACAAAGTCAAGGCAGAAGAACAGGAGATAATTAATGAAAATGTTGCCAAAACTTATCAAGATAATATCAATAACATCCATACTTTTTATAACAGGATGCTCGACACCAGTAGCGGTGCAATGTCCCCCAATGGCACAGCCACCATCACAATTAATGGTGAAACCCATAACTTATTATCTGTTGCCGAGCAATGCGCCCAAACAACCCAACAATTAGTGTCTTTACAAGACTGGATTAACCAACAGGTAGGATTAGATGCAAAATAACTTTAAAAAATGCCTTGAGCTTGTATTGAAGTCAGAAGGTGGTTGGGTAAACAACCCTAAAGACCCTGGTGGCGAAACTAATCTTGGAGTGACTAAAAAAGTCTGGGAAGAATGGGTCGGGCATGAAATTAAGACTATGCAAGGTTTGACACCTGAAGATGTAGCCCCCATGTATCAAGCTAAATATTGGATGTCTTGCTATGCAAACCAACTGCCCGTAGGAATTGATTATATGGCGTTTGACATGGCTGTAAACGGTGGGCCAGGGCGTAGTGTCAAATTATTGCAAGAGTGCCTTGGTTGCGTTCCTGACGGCACTATAGGCCCACGAACAATGCAATTAATTGATCAAAAAAAGCCAGAAGATATTGTAGAAGCATTTAGTCAGCGTAAAATTGACTTTTATAAGTCATTAGCGACTTTTGCGACATTTGGCAAAGGCTGGCTAAAACGAGTAGAAGATGTTAAACAAAACGCATTAAAAATGATTGGAGAATCAAATGGCAACTAATTTTAAAATTACTGGCAAAACATACGAAAGCCCAAAAGGTCATTACGTTAAAGAATCGCCACATCGTATTGAAAAAGAAGTAGAGCGTTTAGAACGTAAGCTTGATAAACACATTGCTTTGCCTATGGAGAAAGCTCACCACGCAGAACATGGCTCAAGCCAAAAAGAAGCTCCATTGCCAAATATGAGAAAATACTAAAAAATCTGAGTTAAATCAGCAATTTTGAACATTTGGATGGGGCAATCGTAAAACATTTCCCCTTTAGTAACATATTTGTTATGGACTTCAATCAATGGGCAATTTGCTATCAAGTCTGCTTTCACCCAATAAGCACGAGATAAGTCCTGAGTTAAGGCAAAAAATAGAGTCGGCAGACCTTCCTGAAATAGCTTGTCTTTGCGTTGCCCTACGTGGATGGTTCGATGTCGATCAAAACCTTCTTGACGAACTTCTACCTCAAGCAAGCCAACTGGAGAACCTGATCGAAAACAGACTAGGTCAACTCCATACTTATTAGGGTTGTCTTTTACTTCTAAACCCCATTTCATTTTGACCCAGTCGCTTACTGCTTTGCGAGCTGGGCCATCATATACATCGTGTAAATATTTGCTAAAAGGTTTCACGCTTTAAGAATAATTACTAATAAAACAAAACACAGCAAAACAATATAAGCTACATTGCACCAGTATTCAAAACGTAATTTTGCAGGATCACCAATAAGCCATTTCTGTATCTCAAGCATATCAGGGTCTTGTTCTACATACTTAGGTTTTAATGGGTTTTCATCATATCGAGAGCCAATTAATACTTTGCCATTGTTTAAAAAATCAATCATTTCTCTTGTGCCTTTCTTAGTATTGCTTTAGCAAAAATATTCACAATTTCAAATTCCAAAGCACCATTTACATGACTTTCTTTCCAAATTTGTTTTATTTCCTCATCTGTTAGTGTCTTTGCTTTTAACGCCTCAATTTGCGCTTGTTGTTCTTTAATTAGACTATTACTCCAAATTCTTAACTCAGCTTTCAACGCCTCAATTTCAGCTTGTTTCTGACGTAGCATGGTAGCTGCTTCTTCAAATAAACTATCATTTTCTGTATGCCAAAACAATTTTAAATTATCAGCTAGTTCATTTGCGTTCATTTCTCTTGTGCCTTTCTTAGTATTGCTCTAGCCCTTTCAAATCCATCTGCTAATCCTTCAACATAAGATGAACCATAGCCTTGCATAATTGCATATTCAATTTCTTTATCTATTTCCTCATCTGTTAGTGTCTTTGCTGGATGGGTGTAGAGTGGAACTGTGTATTTACCTTCAACTCTGTCATGTTCTTCAGGGTGAATAGCATCCCAAAAATCACCATCTACAAACATAGCCCATGCTACTGGTTTATTATTCACTTTTTACTCTTTTTCTCAACGTGCATAGCTAATAAAGCTTCTATTCTGCGTTGTAAACGATCATATAAGTTTTCGCAAACATCGTGACAAAGCCATAATGTGCCACTTTCAGGATCGCTAGGTATTTTTTCTGCAACAAGCTCTAATACATTGCCTAAACAAGAAATTTGATTAGAAATATTTTCTAATTCGTTTGCTTCATCCCATAAGCTCATTTTTGATCCCTCGCTGATGTTGACCATAACTGCTCTGTTGTTTCTGCTGCGCCCATTCTGACAAGTTCTTCTTTGTAAAAAGAACGTCTTTCGTAGATCGCTTTAATTCGACCTGTTTCTACTCGTTTACTTGGCCCTACATATAAACCTGGTATTTCGTAGTGAGGAATATACATAATATTGCCCAGCTTATAGCATTTGTAATTCTTTGTTTCAGGAATTGCGTATTCAGTATCCATAACCATAATTTAATCCTTCCTTTGCGTTGTATTCATATCCAAAAGCGTAAAACAATGGTGAATTAGCCATCATTACGATTTTGCGTTTTGCTTCTAAAGAGCTGCCCCTACGTTTTAATAACAAAGCTAAACAAGTTCTGTTTTTAAAAAATTGTTTGTTTGAATTTGATCCCATTAATTCTATTTTGAAAGCAGATTTGTCTATCATTAGAATCCCCATGCAAACATTAAGCCAAGTAATACACCTAGTAGTATTACGCCAATCCAATCAAGTAATGTAGTTTTCATAAATTCCCCTAAATAAAAAAGACAGGTCAAGGTCTTTTTGTATAACAGTCGCTTCGTATAGCCGTTGCCGAATAGTGTCAATGACCTGTCGTAAAAGTTTAAATTATGTTTGATTTGAACAAATCAATCATTCGCATAATTTCTTCAAAAGACAACTGTGGACAAATTTCTTTGATTTTGTTGTAGTTTTCTTCTGAAATTACATAACCAGCTTTAGTTTGATATTCCATTTGTAGCTCCTTTTAAATTTACTCCCCCGTGGAGTAACTACAGTTTTTCATAGTTTTGATATAAAAAAGTTGATCTAGATCAAGAAAATGAAAAATAATTTGGATATTTTTAATTTGTTGTAAAAAAACAACAGGGTGGGGCTGACTCCTCACGGAAGGATGTAATGGTCGGGGGAAACCAAGCCAGCCCCATAAAATTCTATAAACCCGATTTTAACTGATAAAAACGCAAAAGGTGGAAAAAGCACTTTAAACCCTTTTGTAGGTCTGCTTCTTCTATTTCGCACAGCTTTACTTCGTTAGTTAGGCCGTTGACAAACATAATCCCACATCTAGCACCTTCTAAACCCAAAAGCTCACGGTAAGCTGCCATCTGCATGATATGATCATCGTATGGAACGACCTTTTCCAAGGGGGTTTCTTTTGTCTTAAAATCTACAATTACGCTTGGTATGCCCTTAACTTTATCTGCTTTGGCGTGTAAATCCACCTTGCCACCGAATTTTAGCTCTGTATGGCTGGCACTTTGTTCTGGAATCCATAATCTAGCCCCATACGCAGCTTGTAGGGCGTTTTCTATGTTACGGCAATAGGTAGGGACTGACTCAAGCAAAATACCGTCAAAGAAGCTCTCTATGATGGCGTGAATGGCGCTACCACGCTCGGCTGCTTGTTTGCCTTGGGCTTTACTGTCGCTTAATACTCGACTAAGCCACTCGGATTCTTCTTCGCCCTCTAAGCGAGGTAATGTAAGCGCAGCGAGGATGGCCTGTTCTTGTTTCCATCGGTCAAGACCTGGCTTGGCTGCGACTCCCAAGATTGTTGTAACTGAGGGCAATAAACCGAGTTTTTTAGCATCTCGTAAGGTTGTGTTCCTTTGTTTGCCATTCGCACCGATGATTTCGTAGGCTGGATTGCCCATTTCGTCATACCAATGCCCACTTTCACTTGTCTGATCCTTTATTAGCACTTTTTCTTCCCCTTTTTGGTTTTACTTCATCCGTGTTGATGTCATATACAACTTCTACTACAGGTGCTGCTGGCACAACTTCTACTTCATATTGCGCTGGGATTTCTTGGCCGCACCAATCTGATGGCATTTTATTAACTACCACAGGATTGAGCTTACAAGCTCCCATCATATCATTTTGATTAAATACAAAAAACTTACAAGCTTTGCAAGTCATTATATGCCTTTAGAATAATTAGTAATTCTCATACTGTCCTCTTGGAACACGCATAAGTCTGCTGCAACTAGCAGAACCGCTTTAATGACTGCTGCTAAATCATTTGGTGTAAAGCTAATCAGTTGCTGTTCTTCGTCAACACCAACCCCTTGCCATACTTTTTCCGTGTATTTAGTATTAATAATGTCTTTAATTTGGTTCTGCATGATTTTCTCCTTATCGGCAGAGTGTTACCCAATGACAACCGCCACCACCGCATACATACTGTTGCCAGCAGTTTGCGTATTGAGCTGATGCCAAACCAATTACAAAAAATGCCATTGCTGCTACGATTATTTTTTTCATTTTTAACCCCTTAAAATGGAACGCTATCGTCAATAAATGGATCAGACTTTGGCAACTCGTCTGACCCTGCTGGTTTAAAACCTACAGGCAGTTTTTCTTTGCCAATCGAAATGCTGAAAAACTTGCCTTTTTTGCCTTCTTTAACCCAACCCGAAAGCCAATGCTCTTTACCATTAACCATAATTGTGCCTGTATAGTCAGGGTGCGAATCAGTTTGCTTACGGTCATTCTTGAAAAGATTTCCTGAACCTTCTTTTGCTTGGTATGCCATTTCATGTCCTTTATAAAATATCTTTGGCTATTGATTTCATTGATGGGCTAGATTTAGTTTGAATCCCTGATGCTGCATTACCATCATCATCATCACCAGGCACTACTCCAGTTACTGCTGCTACCGACAGCCTTCTCATATAGGTAAGTGCAGAGGCAATTCCATGAGGATCGGGCTTAGTTATTGGCATAGACATTTCTTGACCAATCCACTCACCAGAGCTGTGAGCTAGGATCGTGGTCATTGACATTGTGCCGTCAATATATTCGCCAGGAAATTGCATAACTGAGAGGCCGTTTGCAGCCAAAAGATCACGACAAGCATCCCACACAGACTCCAAGTCAGCATACTTAGACTTGAAGAACGGATTTGATGAATCTTTTTTTGCATGGCTCAATTTCCCCTGAACGATTGACAAAGCTGTAGCTAATTTAGCGATTGATTCTGATTGATTCATTTTGCACTCCTAAATACGGTTGCAAAATCATCAAACAATGGTGCTAATACAGAGCGTTTGTTGCGTGGTTTGCCACAAGCATGACGAATGATGTCAATCTGATCTTGTGTGGGCCATCCACACTCCATTGCATCTAATGCTTCTTCAAGTTGTTTTTCATGCTCTAACATCAATTGGTGTAATTCACCCATTTCGTTCCCCCGAAAATAAATAGCGAAATTGCTACACTATTGATTGTAAGCATATTTACATAGGTGTCAACAACTATTTGCAAATTAGCAACATACGGTGTAAGATAGCTTACATGAAACTAAAACTATCAGATTCAGCAATCATAGATTTGCTGGGGGGATCAACAAAAGTCGCTAAACTTGCAGGGGTTACGCCTAATGCTGTATCAATGTGGCGTAAAAACAACATTCCTTACGAAAAATTTGTAATATTGGCTGCCACGCTTGAACGTGAATCGCATGGTCTAGTGACTCGTAAAGATATATTTCCTCAATCTTGGCATTTAATTTGGCCAGAACTACAAGAAAATGAATGGTAATGACACGAGAACAAATGCTTATCAAAATGCTAGAACGAGCAGATCAAGAAATACGAGATTTGCAGCACAAAACTGAGTTTTTAACGAAAGAGCTTAACCAGCTTAGAGAACGATTGAATTACATGGATCATCAAGTATTTGGTGGAACAACGAAGTAAATTTGTAGTAAAATCTATGGACAGGCTAGGGTCATTCCCGAAAAGTCGCTTTATCACCGACCTGCCAAGTCCACCTTTAGTGATAACCTTTGATAGAGGAACAAACTGTGCATTATTACCCCCATGAAATAGGTGATATTGAAGCTAATGCAAGGCTTCATAAGCTACCTATGACTTATGTTTTAAGAACAAACAATTTTGAATTCATCAAGATTGGATATGCAAAATCAATAAAACAAAGAATGTCAAACATTCAAAACGGTTGCCCATTTAAATTATTTTTTTGGCTCGGTATTTACAGTCCTCGTTATGTTGAGATTGAAAAATATTTACATACAAAATTTGATCATTGTAGGTATCGTGGCGAATGGTTTACGCCACTTCCAGATGATTTAGATGAATTATTAATATTTTTTGAAAATACTAACAAACACATAAGAGAGGTGCAAAATGCACTACTATAAAAAAAATATTGGGGATTATGCTAAAAAAACAGGCAGATTGTCTATGTTGCAGCATGGGGCTTACACGCTTTTAATTGATTCTTGTTATGACCGTGAAAAATTCCCTACATTAGAAGAAGCTATTGAATGGTCTTGGGCAATTACAAAAGACGAAATTGATGCAGTTGAATTTGTTTTAAAACGATTTTTTACGTTTGAAAATGGTGTTTATGTTCAATCTAGAATTCAAGAAGAAATTATTGAATATCACAGCAAAGCCAATAAAAACAAGGAAATTGCCATACAAAGAGAGGCAAAACGTAGAGGTGAAAGCACAAAACGTGAACGAATCGTAAACGAAACCCCACCTAACCAAGAACCAATAACCAATAACCATAAACCAAAGATAATTACACCTGAAGGTGTTTCTGAATCTTTGTTTAAAGATTATTTAGAAGTTCGCAAAGGCAAGAAAGCCAAGTGGACAGAAACAGCTTACAAAGGATTACAAAGAGAAGCTGATAAAGCTAAAATGACTCTTTCAGAAGTAATGCAAATGTGTTGCGAAAGGGGTTGGGTTGGATTTAAAGCTGAATGGGTCAAAGAAGAAGCCATTAAACAGAAACAGTTACCTCTGGCTACAAACGAACAGATTGAAGAAGCTTACAGAGTGGAATGTGGTAAAGACCCAAAACTAGCTCGTTTTGGAAGCTATTACGAAATGCGAGAATATGTCATTAAACAGAGGGAATTGCGATTCAGAACACAGGCATAGATGCGGTATTCGCTATTTGTGTCATCTGCGCCACAAAAAAGGATTAAGTTGGTTTAGAAACTACATTAGCGATAAAAACTTTAGTAAAGTGGTATTAGACGATTTTTTTGAGCAATACAAACATGGAAACAAGGGGGAGTGGGGAACATGGATAGAATTATCATCGCAGCAACAGGGATTGGGTATTTGATTGTAGGAATTGAGCAGTTAAGAAAACAATCAATACCTAATGCTTTTATTTGGTTTGGTTACAGCTTTGCTCAAATTGGCTTATGGATGGCCCTTAAATGATTGCTGTGTTATTTGCAAGAACAGATAGCCGATACAAAGATTTACAAGGCTATGATGTTTATGACATTGAGCGTGATGCTCGAAAATTTGATGGTGATTATCCTGTTATTGCTCATCCACCATGCAGAGCTTGGGGTCGGTTAAGTCACATGGCAAATCCTAGGCCAGACGAAAAAGATTTAGCTTGGTTTGCCTTGGAAAAAGTCCGTAAAAACGGTGGCATATTGGAGCATCCAAAAGGCAGTAAATTATGGAAAGAAGCACCGTTACCATTACCAGGCGAGTTTCCTGATGAATATGGTGGCTTTACTGTTTTAATTGATCAATATCATTTTGGCCATGTAGCTCGTAAATGGACACATCTTTACATTGTGGGAATTGATCCAAAAGATTTACCTGAAATACCAATTAGGGAAGGGCAACCGTGGAAAACTATTTGTGGCATTACTGGCCAGCCTGGTCGCAGATGCACACAATATGAACGTGAATACACACCAGACGGCCTAATTGAATTTATGACTAAAATTTGTGAGAAGATCAATGAAAGAATTTAATCCACATGATTCGATTGAATTTATCTATCAAAAAGCTCCTGACTATGCGAAAGCCAAAGGTGAACTGGCGCAACTCGAAGCCTTTAAGCATAGCCTTAAAGCAATTAAGATGGCGCAAGCGGATGGGGCTACGATTGCAGCAAAAGAAATGGAAGCATACCGTAGCCCTGAATACCAAGAGCTATGTAAGGCTATAGGCACAGCCACAGAACAAGCAGAAAAGTTAAAATGGCAACTTGAAGCAGCAAAAATGCGTTTTGAAGCTTGGCGCACAGAACAGGCTAACAACAGACAACTAGAGAAAATGACAACATGACAGATTACGCTGATAACTTATTAAAAATTAACAGACTTACAAAACATTTTCTTAATGCAGTATTAAAACAACGTAAGACAGAAGCGTATTTAATCGCTTGTCAGATCACAGAAACAGCTCAAGAATTGGAAGAATGGTCATGCAAAAATTCATTACATTAACTCAGAACAAAAACTTTTATTACGATTATGTTCGTGCTTTATTTGATTACAAAGATGGTGAGCTTTATTGGAAACAATCAAAAGGCAATTCAAAAGCTGGTTGCAAAGCTGGAACAATAGATAAAATAAATAAATATTGTTATGTAAAAATTAACAATAAAAGATATCAATTGCATAGAATAATATTTTTATATCATCATGGTTATCAGCCTATTATTATTGATCACATAGATGGCAATGGCTTAAACAACAAAATTGAAAATTTGCGTGAAGCAACGGCCACAGAAAATCAATACAATTCTAAAATTAGAAAAGACAATACATCTGGAATTAAAGGTGTAAATTGGAACAAAATTGAAAAAAAATGGCACGTTAAATTTCAAGTTAACGGAAAATCTAAATTTTTTGGTAGATATTATGATTTAAATGTGGCTAAATTTGTTTGCGAAACTATGCGACATAAATACCACAATAAATTTTGTAATAATGGCTAATAAAAGTGAAAAGAACGCTCTCCGTAAGATTGCAGAACTCGGATGTATTTTATGTTCCGAAATCCTTGGGTTTGAAGGCACTCCGTCAGAACTCCATCACATACGCAGGTATGGAAACAAGCGGTCTGCATCCCCTGTCATCCCATTATGCCCAGAACACCATCGGGGAAATAGTGGCGTTCACGGATTGGGTCACAAAGGTTTTAGCGATAAATGGGGCGTTACCGAGGCGTGGTTATTGGAACGAG